GGAAGAAGATTAAAGCCTATTGAGGCTCACGATATCATGTGTAAGGTAGGAGAGGTGGTTGTTGTCGGTGGGGTACGCAGAAGTGCCTTAATTTCCCTTTCCAATCTAGATGACTTTGAAATGGCAAAAGCAAAATCCGGTCAATGGTGGGAAACAGAGGGTCAGAGAGCACTTGCAAACAACTCAGCGGTCTATAACTCAAAGCCAAATACTGCCCAGTTTCTTCGGGAATGGAGAAATCTCTATGAGTCAAAATCAGGAGAACGCGGTATTTACAACATGGACTCTGTTCGCAAGCATACCGACAAGTTTGGAAGAAGAGACTCTTCAAAGGTTGTAGGGACAAATCCTTGTGGTGAAATTTTACTTCGTGCCAATGAATTTTGTGTAACTGGAAGTACTCCAATTATAACAAAATCAGGAATTATCGACATAAAAGATCTTGAAGATAAGACTGTTGATGTTTGGAATGGGGAAGAGTGGTCGGAAGTTACGGTAGTAAAAACAAGAGAGAATGCTAGTCTTGTTAGGGTAACTATCTCAGACGGATCAACCTTAGATTGCACCCCAGACCACAAGTTCTCCGTCAAGGACAGATTTTCAGATAAGTGGAGTCAGGTAGAGGCAAGAAACTTAATGTCATTGTCCAGATATTCCGTTCAGATAGAGCCGACAACAATTGTGCAAGATGATGATGGAGTTAATGTTGATGAATCATACACTCTGGGGTTTGCGGTAGGAGATGGATGCAGTTACGGAGGAGTAGTTTTTGTTGATTTATATGGAGACAAGGACCAGAGCTGTCCGGTGACAGGAACAAGATATAAGAAATATCTTCCCAAAAAATACAACCTGAGCCGTCAAAGAGTTAGAACAAATATAGATCCTGAATTCTTTGGTTCTATAAGGGATAATTTTAGAGAAGTATCCACTTGGAATAAAAATAGTGCCCTAAACTTCATTGCAGGTTTGGCAGATGCAGATGGATCTGAAACGGGAACGGGCGGAATAAGAATATACATATCTGCGGAAGATAGAGCCAAGGACTTACAGCTAATCCTTACTAGGTTTGGAATAAGGTCATCTGTAAACTTGCTAGCTAAAGCCGGGAAAAGGACCAATCTCGGAACAAGAAAGAGAGATCTCTGGTATCTGCAAATTACAGATCCAAGAGACATCCCATGCTTTAGACTAAATGTGTCAAAGGGTCATTCTGCAAGATTCAAAGGTAAGTATCAAAATGTAAGGTCTGTCGATATCCTTGATACGACCGAAGATGTGTATTGTTTTAATGAACCCAAAAGACATATGGCTGTTTTTGGAAACATTCTGACATATCAGTGCAACTTGACGGAGGTGGTGATCGACGAAAAGGATACAGAAGAAACCTTAAAGGATAAGATTCGACTTGCCACAATCCTAGGTACCTGGCAGTCTAGCTTAACAAACTTTAAATATATTCGCAAATCCTGGAAGGATAACTGTGAAGAGGAAAGGTTACTGGGGGTATCTTTAACTGGAATCTTTGGAAACCCCATTACAGGAACAGTACACAAGGGTCTGGGAGATATGCTCGACAGGCTCCGTGAATCAGCTGTTGAGGAAAACAAAAAAGAAGCAGAGATCCTTGGAATAAATGCATCGGTTGCCATTACGACCGTAAAGCCATCGGGAACTGTATCTCAGCTTACAGGAGTTTCTAGTGGAATTCATCCATGGTATTCAGAATATTACATCCGTACCGTTAGGGCAGACAACAAAGATCCATTGACAGCCTTTCTTAAAGACTTCAATGTTCCTAATGAGCCAGATGTGATGAAGCCAGAAATGACAACTGTCTTTTCTTTTCCTATAAAGTCCCCAAAGAATGCGGTAGTAACAAAAAATGTTTCAGCAATAGAGCATCTTGAGATCTGGAAGGTGTACAGAACCCACTGGACAGAACACAATCCTTCTGTAACTATCAGTGTAAAAGAAGATGAGTGGCTAGATGTTGGAGCCTGGGTATTTAGAAACTTTAACTCTATCGGTGGAGTATCGTTCTTGCCAGCCTCAGAGCATTCTTATAAGCAAGCACCGTATCAGGAGATTACGAAAGATAGATACGAAGAGTTGTTGTCTAAAATGCCAAAAAACATACCTTGGCAATCACTCCCACTATATGAACTAGAGGACAACACCATTGGTTCTCAAGAGCTTGCCTGTGCTGCTGGAGCTGACTCATGTGATGTTGTTGATTTAGTTTCTGCTTAAATAGGTTGGTCGGTAAGGCGGGACGGCGCATGAGGCTGTCCCGCTTTGCTATAATTGGGTAGGAGGTCAAATGAGTAGCGTTTCTAATCTTTATGCAGCAAAGGTTTACTCAGAACACCCCCTTGCAATATGGCCTCTGGACGACGATGTTTCGTATGTTTCATTGATTACAAACGAGCAGAGATCTTTTGAGGCAGCCTCACCTTACTCAGGGTGGACAGTCCTAAGTGGATCGGCAAACGACTCCCTATCCTTGCCAAATGAGGGATCTCCATTTATCAGCAGCATTTATTCAGGAATTCAGGGCAGCGTCCCATCGGTAAATGGAACAGTTATAGAAGCAAAAAGCCCAGATCTATTTCTGTTTAGTGATTGTAGCCAGGAACTAGAAACATTTTCTATAGGGATGTATCTATATCAGGACACTATATATTCCACTCAGCATGAGTTTGGGTATGAGTATTATGACGAAGGAACATCTTCTTGGGTTGAGGTCTTAAGCGTTGTAGATTCTACTCCCAGCAAGGGGTGGATACATCTTCAAGATACCTTTACAATCCAAGAATTTGATTTAGACTACTGCCGATTAATTTTTAGGTCAACGGTAAACACGGGGGGCACCACAGGAGACTACAACTTTATTTTTAATGGGATAACTGTCGGCCAGTGGTCGGAAACAACTTCTTCAGAAAGTCTGGGGGCAACGGTAGAAAGCCCACCACTATCTTCTGGTATATCCAACAACGTCGTCCCGGCAGATCAGTATGGAGTTCTTTCAGAAAGTGCATACTATGTTGTTGAGAGCGGAAAGCTTTTGGCAAAAAATGAGGGAATCCCAATGATCTTTGGGTCTGAGAATGTAACTAAGATTTACCCATCTACAGACGGAACCCCATCCCTTATTTTTCCAAATAAAACAATGTTTTCGGAAAGCGGAAGGTATAAAAGCCAAACCCTTGAGTTTTGGCTAAAGATAAGACCACTAACAAAAGAATCAAGAAGGATTGTTGGACCCCTAGACACAAATGATGGAGTGTATGTATCTGCTGGATTTATAACCCTGGTTGTAGACAGCAAGTTTGTATCTCACAATGTTTCTAGCTGGTACAGACCCATGATCATCCACCTTTCAATAAAAAATGATACAGTTTCCATGATCATTAATGGCGAACAGGTGGGTCAGATAAGCGTTAACAAAAAAACAATGGCTCTTTCACAGAGCAGCTGGATGGGGGTATACAGCTATGAAGACATAGATATTTTGGAAATTGACTGTATATCTATCTCTCCCTACGCAATCCCACTTCAGCTTTCTAAAAAAAGATTTGTTTGGGGACAGGGGGTAGATCCTCTAGAGCTAATAAACGACTCGTTTGATGGAGAAGAGTCAATCGTAAACTTCTCAAACTCAAATTATACGGCTAACAAGATATATCCAGATGTGGAAAGATGGGATGCAGGACACTATAACAATCTAGTTGCAACAACAAATTCCATCTCTGTTCCGGAATATGCTTTGCCAGATATATATTTAGGGGGGAGAGGAACTCCAGAATGGTATTTAGACAACAAGGCATTAAACAGTCTTTTATACCCATTAGGAAACCATCCCCTGTTTTTTACCTTTAGACCAAACATTGAGAGCAGCATCTGGGAACCAGTTTCTGGAACAAGTTGGACAGAGCCATGCTATCTTAATTTTCAAGACTTAACCTTTCTTGCAAACCCGGTGAGCGCAATTTATGGAATATTTGAGGTAGAGTCTGAGGTTTTATCAAAAAGACCACTCATTCATATAGTAAACACTCTAAACAACAAGAGATTTGAAATTAATATAACGGGATATGACATAACTTATGAATTTGATGGACAGGAGCTATCTGGAACCGCATTCTCCGTATTAAACGAACACTTTGTCGTAGGATTTAACATCCCCCAACTTTCAGAAAATTTTAACTACGAGCTTTCATCATTCTTCAGTTCCCCAGAAGTGCTTAGCCTGTATATTGGAGGCGACGGAGTAAACACCTTTGAGGGGAAAATTTATAGAATTGGTTTTGCAGATCAAAAAAACTTCTCTGAAATATCAGAATACTTTCAGGAAAGTGGAATTTCAGATAACTCTGCTCAGTCCCTGATTGAGCTTCACTACTCATCATATACCCTATCACCATTTTTTAGATATGGTACATACTTCTTGGACATATCTGTTTCTTCTGAGTGGGAAGAGTACTTCCCCCTATCGTATTTTTCCTCATACATAACAAAAAGAGATGGTTCTAGGGGGTACGACTTAGACTACTTGCAGTTTAATTTTGGATATCCATCCCTTATAGAAATAATACAGGAGATGGTGGACAATCCAGACTGGATATATCAACAACTCTTTGAGGCATACAACGATCCAATACAAAAAAGCTATGAGATGTTAGACAATGAGGTTATAAGCAGCTATGTAACGTATTCAGATTTATCCTCCAACATTGTTACAGAATACAAGATCGATACAACTCAGTCATCACTAGATGCATACGCTACCTTTCAGTTGCTTGCGGAGGGCGCAGACGAGCCACTGTCTAGCTTCATTTACTCAAAAACTCTGACAGACTCCTACACTGTCTATGCCAATGAACAAAACACCAACCTGGACCCCTACAAAGCATACAAGACAAAATTTGGGGTTATTGATGGAACGATTATCTATCCTCCAAAAAATATTAATTTTAAGGATGTGGCTGTTGTCATACATCTAAAAATTGAACAAGATGGAATAATAAGCAACCCTTTAAAAATAAAAAATCTTGAAATTACGTCTAGATCTCTTAATGAAAACGGCTTAACACCAATAGGAACAAAAACCGGAAATTCAATTTACCCATATGTAAAGAGTGGGATATATTATAGCGGTAAGTCAAAAAACCCAGTTATGATCAACAAAGATAGCCTTCCGTACCTATACACGACAGAAACTAGTGGGATTAGAGTTCTTGAAAAAGGACAAAACAAGGAGTACGGAGTATCGGTACCAATAAACAAATCTAAGTCAGATAACTACCTGCTGGGAGCATTACAACTATTCTTAAAGTATGATCAGTTTAAGGAATCCATGGTTCCTCAAGTGATGTTTAGTTTATTGCATGGAAATGGAGTTGTTGAGTTTTTAATAAACACAGACCAAACACTAAAAAGATTTAAAATTACAGCGAGGGATCAGCTAACAAGATCAGAATACCCAGGAATATCTTTTTATCAAAATGGAATAAAGATAACAAACCCATACTTGTCCAAGAATGAATGGAACGTTATTTCCGTACTTTTTGACGATCCAATAGACCTTAGTAGCCAGTCTGGATCTATAAACCTTCTTTCTGGATGTACCTACAACAACATCTCCTTCTTCAAATTGACAGGTCTTAATCAATTTGGTGTAATAGTTCCTAGACTGTGGCAGAGTGTTCTTTATGGGGATCAGGATCAGATACCTGGAAACATTGTTGACTGGGCACAGGTATACGATGAAGGCGGCCTGCTACCTGATCCAAATGACTGGAAAAGTGTCTATGTCTTGGGTGTCCGATTCTCTACTACTCCAAAAGAAATATATTCTACCTACATAGGGACAAATATCGTTGTTGTGGATGACGACACTGGAATGTCTGTCACCAATGACGACTTTTCAGTCTACGCAGACCAAACATGGCTAAGCATAGTCAACAAACCAGTATAGTCTGCTATAATCTAACCATGAGTAATACAAAAAAATCAAAACTTGGTAAGTCAAAGGCCACAGTAATAAACAAAGCCTATGATTGGGGTTTATACTTCTGGAAATTACCCACGGGACATCTATTTAATGATGGTCAAGGAAACATGCTAAACATTCCATCAATGAGAAACGATATCTCAAAGATGGCAGAGCTTAGAAAAGCAGCAGCTGGTTATGGTCAACCAGAAGGAACCCCCTGGTTCTACCCAGGTATCAAGAGAACCACAGATGATCAGTATGCAGAGCAGCTGGATAGAATGAAAAACGGACTAATTCCAAACATAAACGATATGGGTGCAGTGTATGATGCACAACAAACCCTAAAGAAGCACGGAGATGAAGGTTAATGGAAGATCAAAGAATAAATATCTCCTATTCGGATGAAGTGGAAGAGGATAGAACTTTCCAAGAAAAGGACATATTCAGCAAGTCCTGGGAGGAACTAAAAGATCTTAATGGAATAAACCTTAACTTTAAAAGAAGGACAACCCGATCAGAAAATAAGATAGATAAAAGATATTATGACATTCCAAAAGATCAGGAAGGTCGAGTGTCTGGAAAGTACGCAGAGGATGCTGGGGTCAGGTCAAGGGGATCAGGAGGTACAGAGTCAAAGCAGCTAAATCCAGGAGAAGTTTTTAGAAATGGATATGGTCTTTTCGATGTGATTACTCCACCGTACAATCTTTACGAACTTGCCAATTTTTACGATAGCAACTTTGCAAACCATGCCGCAATTGACGCAAAAGTTTCAAACACAGTAGGTCTTGGGTACAGGTTTGAAACGGCAAAAGACGTTATCCTTCGAATGGAAGACATGGACGTTGAGAGTGCTAGACTAAAGGCTAAAAAAAGAATAGAGCGTAGCAAGGGTGACGCTATTGAGTGGTTAGAAAGCCTAAATGACGACGACAGCTTTATCACTACCATGGAGAAAGTTGATTTAGACTTAGAGTCAACTGGAAATGCCTATCTAGAAATAGGAAGGTCTGTAACGGGTGAGATTGGATATGTTGGACACATTCCTGCAACAACTATGAGAGTCAGAAGGCTAAGGGATGGGTTTACTCAAATAATCAGCGGTAAGGTTGTTTATTTCCGCAACTTTAACGCAACAAATCAAAATCCAATCACTGATGATCCAAGACCAAACGAGGTTATTCACTTTAAATCATACTCACCCCTAAATACATTTTACGGGGTTCCTGATATTATATCTGCTTACTTGTCACTTAAGGGAGACCAGTTGGCCTCACAGTACAATATTGATTACTTTGAAAACAAAGCTGTTCCAAGATATATTGTCGTCGTAAAGGGGGCAAGGTTAGATTCAGAATCAGAAGACAGATTGTTTAGATTCTTGCAGACTGGGCTAAAGGGGCAAAATCATAGAACCTTGTATGTTCCTCTTCCAGCAGATCAGGAGGGAAACAAGATAGACTTCACAATGATTCCCGTAGAGGCAAATGTTCAAGAAGCATCGTTTGACGCATACCGCGAAAAGAACCGGAACGACATCCTTATGGCTCACCAAGTACCACTCTCTAAGCTTGGAGGGGTTGATTCTGGAGGATTAGCAGCAGCAATGTCCCAGGATCGTACATTTAAGGAACAGGTGACGAGACCAGCACAGAGATATATTGAAAAGATAGTCTCCAAAATCATTAAGACTAAGACAGATCTCATTGACCTTAAGTTTAACGAGCTGACTCTTACCGACGAAGTGGCTCAATCTCAAATACTCGAAAGGTTTGTTAAGTCTCAAATACTTCTTCCAGACGAGGCAAGAGAGAAAATTGACATGCCAACAAGATCAGATGGCAAGGGCGGAACACCACTAGAGCTTTCTGCAAGGCAGGGAATAGACGCAAGAGCAAACGCTTCTCAGAATAGGCAGAGAGACTCTGAAAGAACAAACAACAATTCTGACAGCGTAGCAACGACTACGGGAAGAAATGCTCAGGGTGAAGGCAGAAAGGTATAATTGTAACAGTTTTATAAAATGCTGTTATAATATAAACAATATGAATAAAAGTTATGTGAATGTTTGTTCTGCCACCCCAAAAGGTGTTTACGGTCAAACACTCTCGCTAAGTTCACATATATGTTCAGGAAAAGATGTGCTGTCTTATGTCTAGAATAAACAAGGCAAGTTTTAATCTTGATAATAAAGAGCTAAAGATGTCAATGCCATTTTCAAAGATAGACATAGAAAAAAGAACGGTATCCGGTTGGGCCACGACAGACTCTGTAGACCATCAAGACGATATAGTAACGGCAGAAGCGTCTATCTCAGCATTTACTAATTTTAGAAACAACATCAGGGAAATGCATGATGAGAAAAAAGCTGTGGGAAAGCTTATTTCATTTAAGCAGGATACCTTTTATGACCCAGACACAAACAAGTCTTATAGCGGTATCTTTGTCTCTACATATGTCAGCAAGGGGGCTCAGGACACATGGGAAAAGGTCCTGGACGGAACCCTTACAGGATTTTCAATCGGAGGAAGCGTAAAAGACTATGAAGACACCTACGACGACGATCTGGGTAAGTCGATAAGGATAATCAAAGAGTATGATCTTTTTGAGCTTTCACTAGTGGACAATCCTGCCAATCAATACGCAAACGTGATTAGTATTGAAAAAGGTCATACAGGGGGGTATCTTTCTAAGGCCCTCATCGAAAACGTATTTTGGTGTAATGATGATAACGTAGTTCAATTAAGTTCTGACAGTTTATCAAGTTGCCCTAGATGCGACAAGGGTATGAGCAACATTGGTTTCGTTGAGACTAATGATGCACAAAAGACAGAAGTAGTAAAGTCTATTCTTTCTACTGTCAAAAATGATGCAAAGGAGGTAAGCAAAATGAATAACGATACAGTTGAAACAGAGCCTACAGAAGATCCAGCGGAGGCTGTTGTAGAAAAGTCTGTTGACTCGGAAGTAGAAAAAACTGAAGACTCCGAAGTTGAAAAAGCTTCCGTCGAAAAAGACGAAGCAGAAGATGAAGTGGTCGAAGAAAAGTCTATGCACGAAGAAAAAGACATGGATGAAAAAGACCCCATGGAAGAAGAAAAGTCCATGAGTGCTGATGAAAAAAGCAAAGACGATATGTTAGAGCAAACAAAAGCACTGTCTGATCAAATACACACGACACTCAGCAACATTGCTGACACAATGAAAGTTCTTAATGAGAAGGTAGAAGAGCTCAATAAGACCGTTGTGGGAGTCAAGGAAGATGTCAATACAGTAAAAAATGAGTTTGGAAAGCGTGTAGATGCAGTGGAAAAAGATACTGCTTTCCGTAAGTCTGGCGACCTTGGAGAGGTTGTGCAGGAGCCAATTTTCGAAAAGGCTAAAAGATCGCTATGGGATGGACGTTTCCTCACGAAGTCCGACCTATTTAACTAAAAATAAAAGAAAAAATGGAGGTGAAGTACAATGTCAGAAGAAATCTTAAAGAATCAGCCAAGTGAAGCCAGTGAATACGGAGATCCAAACCCAGGTTTATTCCAGGGTCAAGGAGCTGTTGCAGCAGGTGGAATTGGCGGAGTAACTGATCCAGCCGCTGGCGTAGTAGGAAATATTCCTAACGCTAACTATGGAGTAACAACAGGACCAAACGCTGTCAACCCAACTGGTGTTGCTGGCGGAATCCTGAATCCAGAACAGGCTCGTCGTTTTATCGACTATGTTTGGGATGGTAGCGTTCTTGCCAAGGATGGCCGCAAGGTCACGATGAGAGCAAACACGATGGAGATTGAAAAAGTCAACGTTGGTGAGCGTGTTATTCGCGCTGCTTCTCAAGCACTTGGAGAGTATACAAACGCCGGAGCAACTTTCACAAAAGTTGAACTAACCACAAAAAAGATTCGTCTTGACTGGGAAGTTTCAACAGAGTCACTAGAAGATAATATCGAAGGTGGAGCACTTGAGGATCATCTTGTTCGCATGATGACAAGTGCTTTTGCAAATGACATCGAAGATCTAGCAATTAATGGTGACGGCGGTGCAGATCCATTCCTCGGTATTATGAATGGTTTTGTTAATCAAGTCACTACAGGTGGAGACGCTCATGAGGCAGTCGTTACTGTTTCAGCAAATGCATGGACCCCAGAAACAATGCAGCAAATCATTTACGCATTGCCACGCAAGTACCGTGCAGTAAAAAGCAACCTTAAGTTCTACGCTGGCACGGATACCTTCGCAGGTATCGTTGCAAGCAACGGAACACTTGCCGATGCAATTGCAGCAGCATTTGATCCTAGAGTTGCTGGTACTTCAGAACGCAGAGAGAACTACCTTAGTGGTGCAGGACAGACCCTTGGTGGAGCTAACGTCACTCGCGTACTTGGTATCGATGTTATGGAAGTTCCTTACTACCCTGCGGATTATGTCGATCTGACATTCCCACAGAACCGTGTTTGGGGATTCCAAAGAGACATCACAGTTAACCGTGAGTACAAGGCCAAGAAAGATACAATCGAATACACAGTGTTCGTTCGTCTTGGCATCACATGGGAAGAACTAGATGCAGTAGCTTACGCAGACGCGGCAGCCGACGTATCCTGATAGTAAAAATATCTAAGGGGGGCGGGTATAACACTCGCCCTCCTAAGTATATTCTGATATAATTAAACCTAAGAGAGGTGTAAAAATGTCAAACTTTGAAAAAATGACCGTTGTTCAGCTTAAAGAATATGCCAAGGATAATGGCGTAGATCTTGACGGAGCAAAAACAAAAACAAGTATTCTTTCTATTTTGGTGGGTATAGGATCAACTGCTGGAGAGTCAGAAAACAAAAGCGTCATCAGCTCGGAAATTACTTCTCCCAAAGCTAAGGCTGTAAAATCTCCGATAAAGGTAGATGACATGGGGATAATCACAACGGCCACAGCGGATAACTTCAAGGACAAGATATTTAGCTCAAAGCCAAAGATAGAAGAAGTAAAAAAGGTTGCAATTTATTCAGAAAAAAACATGAATTGGAACAGTATAGGAAGAATATCCAAGGGATATAATATTGTTACAAAGGAGGCAGCCGATATGTGGCTTACCCGAAAGGGAATTCGTGAAGCAGAACCCGAAGAAGTAGCAACACATTACGGCCTATAGACATGGACCTATTAAGACAAACACCCTTTAACTTTTCAATAAGCTTTTCAGTACCGTCTATATCAACAGA